GAAGATTTTGTTAACATAAAGCAATTTAGCGTTTAACAAGTTTACTTCGTTAAGCTCGTTTTTCAAAGCTTTGATAACCTTAACGGCTTCTTCAACTTCTTTTTTAGCTTCTTCAACTTCTTTCTTCGCTTCGTCCATGTCTTTCTTCTCGTCCATTTCTTTCTTTTCGTCTACTTTTTTAGCTTCTTCAACATCTTTCTTTTCTTCCATTTTACCTTCTTCTTTTTTGTCAAGTTCACGTAAAATAGCTTCAAGTTCCATGTCATCAGAAACTTTTTCGTCGTCGCTTACTTCGATTTCATCTTCTTCAGCTCCAACTTCGTCTTCAGCAGCCGCGTCGCTACCTAAAACATCAGCTAATACATCGCGGATAAGGTCTTTAAGTTCGTCAACGGTTAATTCAGTAACTTCTTCTTCGTCGTCACCTTCTTCCATTTTCTTTTCTTCAACCTTTTTCTCTTCAACTTTTTTAGCTTCTTCAGCCTTAGCTTTAGCTTCAAGGTTTAATGGATTAACTGGAACAGCAGCAGGATCAACTCCTTCTTTAGCGTCTTCTTTTTCAAGTTCAGCTAAAATTTCGTCTAATTCCATTTCATCTAATTCACCTTCAGCCATTTCACCGGCTTGCTTACCTTTTTCGTACTCGTAAGCACCGTAACCTTCTTCTTGTTTAGCTTCTTCCATGTCCTTTTTGGCTTCATCAGCTTTTGCTTCGTCCATGTCCTTAGCTTCTTCCATGTCTTTTTTCTCTTCCATTTTTTTAGCTTCTTCAGCTTTGGCTTTAGCTTCTTCAACTTCCTTCTTTTCAGTCATTTCATTGTTGTCCATAGCATCATCTTCCATTAAAGATAATTTGGCATCAATCATTGACTTAATTTTAGGAGTGAACGCTTCTTCCAAGGCCTCTTTAGCTGCTACTAATGCTGTCTCACGGATAGCTTTAGCTTCAAGAAGAGCTTCCTGAAAAAATTGTTTGTTAGTCATTTTAGACTCCTTTTGTTTTTTGGATTACTTATTAGAGAAGTAATATACAGATTAAATTGTAGAGGGAGATTATATTAGATGATAATCTATCTTGATGTTCATAAATATATACAGATTGTGGAAACCGCACAGAACGCAAAAAAAAAATGACCCAGCCTTACGGGGCTGGGTCTATTTTTATAATAAGTAGCGTTTTAAGTTACTTAATAATTCCTGCTCTTACTTTCATCATATGAATAAAATCAACTGAATCTTCTTTTAAATAACCATCTGGTCTTGCTTGCATACCTGGGGCATCAGTTTCAGTTGGTCTAAATTTAAATTTATCTTCTTTTACTGGTTCTTCGTCTTCTTTGTCTTTTCTACCAACTCTAACTTGAAGACTATATGGCTCAACAATATCAAATTCACCACTTTTTAATTTGTTAATTAAACCACCTAATTCATCTGAATTAATAACTGGCATATCAACACGTGGAGGAGCCCAACTTGGGATTTTTTTATTTAATTTAGCAGCGTTAGCAGCCATTAATTCTTTACCTTTTTCAGGATCGCCATTAGCGCCCTTCATTTTACCTAAAATATTTTTAACTTCTTCACCATTAATTTCTTTTTCACTATATGAACCATCATCACCTACTGAACCAATTTTAGTTCCTTTTTCAATTAAATCATCTAGCACAGATTTAATTTTTTCAGGTGTAAATGCGTTTACATTACCTTTACCAGGATTACCTTGTGTTCTACCTAAAGCACCTTTAGTATAAACGTTTAAGATACCTACTAATGCATCACCAGGAATATCAATTTTAATGCCTTCTACTGAAGCATTAGGATCAACTAATGTTGTAGCTGCCCATCTGTGGTGACCATCCATAATATGGTTATCACCAGAAACAATAGCACCTAAATTACCGCCAACTTTACCTGAATTTAACATTCCTAAAGCAATACCAACTGCTTTTTCAGGAATTACTTCAGTTTGGGCTGGAAATAGTTTACTAACAGGGGTTGAAAATCCTGTTTTAATTTTAGAAGCGATAGCAGAATCATCTTTATCGTCTTTATCTTTTTTACCTCCTGTAACTGCTACTTTAGCAGTATTAGTACTTACTTTAGATAACTGTTGAGGAAAAAAATCTGTATCAACAATTCCAATATCCGTTTTGATTGGAGCTTCGGAAAGGAAGCTTGATAATTTATACTTTGACATAATTGTTATCTTAAACAACAAATACCTGTTTGAGTACAAACTATATCATATAATAATGAATTAGCTGTATCGTATTTGTTATAGTTTTTAATTTTATAATTTGCACTTTCATTAATAACACCTTCAGTTAATCCTACTGGTTTCATAAACGCACCATAAGTTGATGGAGTTGAAACGAAATCCCAACATAATAATTCGAAGTCATCTTGTACTTCAACTGTACCTTCTCCTAATGGTTGTACTGAACCCATACCACGAGAAGAAATACCAACTGTAATGTTATTTAAAAATAATGATTTTAAGATATTACCACTTGGAGTAGGTAATACTTCAATTTTACCCATTAAATCATCTCCATCCCACCATAAATCTAAGATATTGTGGCAAGCATTTTTTAAGTTAATAACTGATGATTCGGGGTGGTCTAGTTCACCTAATGCTCTATTTTCAGCAACAGGTCCTTTAATATATTTGTCTACTTCACGAAGTAAAACTTGTTTTGGATATACACGACCATTTTGGTTTTTTGCCTCAGCACGTTGTACTAATCCTTCTACGATTAAATTCTTAGAAGGACGTTTAACCGCCTCACTCAACATTTGAGGAGTTGGCTTGAACGCTATATATTCTATGAGTAATTGTTTTGCCATTTTTTTATCCTTGAGCTTCAGCTCCTGCTTCTTTAGATTTTAAATCAGCTACTTTTTTTTCAGCATCTGCAGTTTCTTTTTTCTTTTGAGCAACAGTTTTTTCAGCAGCAGCAATTTGATCATCTAAAGCACCTTCATCTAAAGGATTATCTTTTTTTTCTTTAACTTGTTTTACTTTAACTTGTTTTACTTTAACGTCTGCTTTTAATTTTTCTTTTAATGCTTCTTTCATTTTATTAACAGCACTTTCTTCTTGTTTTGCTTCAGGAAGAAATTCTTGATAATCATCTAATACATCCCAATTAGCTAAAAGACTTTTAATTGCTAAAATACCTTTAGGACTTATGTTTCCATTTCTGTCTGACCATCCTACAATAGCATCTTCTAAATCATTATATAAATCTTCTTTACCCCAATCTTCTGCTACTTTATTTAATAAAGCATAAATTTTAGAACCACCAGGGAAATTAGGATCATTATGATGTTCTTCTACTTTAGCTTCGTCTTTTACGTTACCTAAAATATCTTTAATTTCTGAAGAGCTGTATCCATAATCGTCTAAGATATTAACAATATCTTTAAGTGAAGATGCTTTCATGATTTTATCTCTAGCATCTAATACTTCTTTTTCAGCGTCTTTATCGCCTTCTTCTTTAGCTGAACGTAAATGGATTGTTAAAGCAGCTCTTGCTTTTTCTTTTTTACTTTGAGAAACACTAGCAGCTTCTTCTACTTTTTTTTGAGCTAATTTTTCGCGTAAAATTTCTTCAATACCTTCTTTAACAACTTTAACTGAACCAGTTACACCTTTATCTTTGAATTCACTAACGCCTTTAGGTTTTTTAGGAGCTTTTTCTGAATCACCTAAATTATCTTTAACGTTTGCTTTAGCGTCTTTTTTTAATTCTTTTTTAATGTAACCATCTGCTTTTCTGCCCTCCATTTCTTTCTTTAGATTTTTATCTAAATTTTTACCTGCAATTTCAATTTCTCTATATCCTTCTACTTTTTCAGTTGGTTTTAAACCAGCATATAATTTAGTATAATAATTAGCATCTTTAGTAATATTATCCAATACTTTCTTTTGAGCAGCTAATACCTCTTCTTCAGTTAAATCTTGTCTAACAGGATTCATAGCCATATCTAATTCGTAGTTCATACCCTTAGAATATTCATATGGGTTAACCATATCAATAGTCTTGGCTATTACATCAACTTCACCATATTTTTTACCATCGGCTTCGTTAATGATACCCTTATTTTTAAGGATTTTAACTGCATCTTCATATGAAGTCATGTTAGTAATCCAAGGTAATCTTGCATCACGTCTTACTTCGTATAAGAATTTCTGGTTGCTAACCTCACCAGATTTATGTTTTATGTATAATTCTTTCGTTGTCATATATATAAATATTAGCTTCTACCTTGTCCGCGATATACTTTAGGACGTGGAGTGTGTTTGTTGTATGATTTTTGTGCACTACCTGTTTTACGTTTGCCAAATGTTAATTTTTGGCTATTACCCGCTGATTTTGCCTTTGCCATTATTGAACTAAACGTTTAATTTTATTACTTGTTTCTTGTATACGAGCTGAAATTTTAGCTAATGCTTCTTTGGTTCTTTTTAAATAATTAACCTCACTAACATCAGATTTCATTTCAGTTTTCATCTTTTCAGTATAGCTAACCAACTTATTTATTTCGTCGATTTTGCGTCTAATCTCTCTAATTGCTCTGTGTAATTGCTCACCAGGAGTTCTTACTTGAGTCATTTTCTTAAATTCAGAATAACGAGCTTCATGTAAAGTACTAGGTTCAAGGGGGTTTTGTGTTTGTAAACCTTCTTCACCTGTTGTATCACTATCATAATCGGCATCGTCTGTACTCTCTCTAAGTAAACTATTTACAATACTGATTACTTTATCAGCTGTTAAATCTCCACTTGTGTATCCTTTAAATAAAAGTTTTTTAACGTCTGGGTCTAATTGAGAATTTTTTAAAACAACAACCACTTCATCAGTACCTGCTTCCCATAATTCTTTATATGTAATTGCTTTTGAAGGACGATTAGGAATAGATGGAGCAAAATGTGTTCCAAATGTTTTATTATAATCTTTAGCAACTTTAGGAAATGCTTTTGGAGCAGCATATTGAGCACCTGTGCCCGAAGTAGCAGATGCGGAACCACCGGTTCCGGACATCTCATTTGTTTTTGTCTTGACTAATTTAATCTTAGGCATTATGTACTCGCTTAAGTTCGTTAACTAATTCTTGGTATTGAAGTAAAGCTGATACTTGTTCATCTTTAATCTTCTTAGATTCCAAGATTGGATTAATTAGTGTTATAACTTCTTGAACCTTAATTTTAGTTACTGGTTCGTCAATTGATTGTTGTAATCCAAGTAAATCTAATCTAACTTGTTTGAATTTCTCGTCTAAGAATTTCTTTAAATTAGTTGAATCAGAAATACTTTGAATGTACTCGCGTAATACTTCTTTTTGTTCATCAGAAAGTTTAGCGAATTTTTTATTAAATTTTTCAAGCATTACCTTTTGAACTAACACGCGGCTAGCTTTATCTTGTTGTAAAAATTCTTCAACAATAGGAGATAAACTAGTAGATGAGTTACTTCTTGTTAAGTGCTCTAAAATACTAATTTTACTTGAAATGATTGTTTCGGGATTTTTGAATTTCTTATCAGTATAAGATTCAAATAATACGTAAATTGAAGCTAATGTCTTGTAGTTGTTAATTTTTGCTTTAAAAAAATCTTGAAAATCGTAAGAGGTTTTGATTTCTCTAATTAAGTTAAATTTTTCTTTATTTAATTTAACTCTATCAATTTTTGAAGATAATTCTAATATTGTTGAAATAACAACGTTGGCTTTTTGTTCAGCTAATTGTTCAGAATTAACTAATGATTGGTATAATTTATTTTCTTTAGCAATTTCCGAACTGATAAAGTATTTTTTAATCAGTCCCAATGCTTTGGAGTTCTGATTAATCATTGAATCTGCTGTGATTTGACGCACTAACAGTTCAAATAATATACCGGTATTTTTAAATTTACTATGTTTAACTTTCATAATGTAGAACGCTACTAATTATAAATATTTATTCTATTTGATTTCTTCGCGGATATTGTCCTCGTCTAACAAATTACTTTGCTCGAATAAGTTAACTTTTCGCGAAGATTTAATATTATCAAACATAGTTTTATTCTGGAGATAAACAGCTTGGGTATTTGCTGCTTCTAACTTCATGCTTGTATTAATATTTGCACGAGTTTTAGCGTTGTATTTGTCCATACCATCACCATCTTTACCTTTACCTTTAAGATCTTGTGTACCTAATCTATCACGTCCAAAATTGCTATCTTGGTCGTAATGATCAACACCTTTTTCAGGTCTGCCAGGAATTGGTTGTTCAGGATAATCCGAATCAGTTTCACTATATCCTTTAGGTACATCTGTTCTTGATGTTTGTCTACCTTTACCATACAATGATGCTAATTGGTGAGGTGTACCATATGCTTGACCTGATTCTACTGGGTCGTTACCTTCAGCTTTGATTTGTTCAAATCTAAATTCACGTTTTTTATCTTCAGCAAGTAAATCTCTAATTTCTGATACTTGGTCTTCTGATAAGTGTAGTAAGTTATTATAGATCCAATCAGTAGGCATTAAATTATTTTCCATAATTGAACCGGCAAGTTCAATCTTTGATTTTAATAATTCAATACGCTCTTGGTCATAAATGATTGATGGGGTTGTTAATGATAAATCAAAATTTGTCAATTGTTCATTGTCATATCCTTGAGAATATAAGTGTACTAAAGCAATCTTAGTTAATTCACTAATCAATATTCTTTGGATACGCTCAATTGTGCGAGCGAAGCGAATATCTTCAGCAGCTAATGTAGCTTTACCACTCAATTCACCTTCATAGCCTAAATACGCTTTAGGAATTTTTAAAGCGGAGAAAAGTTTATCTCTAAGGTAAGTTACGTCTTCAATAGCAGCGTATTCAAGACCCTTTGTAGTATCGATTTTAGTTGTTTGGTCACCACCACGAACTGGGATATAGAAATCCTCAAGTACGTTCTGCATGTTATATCTCAAGTTGTATTGACCAGTTTGAGGATCAACAACTGGAGTTTTCTTCATCTTGTTAATCATTTTTTGCATGTAACCTTCTACCTCATTTGGTGGAATGTTACCAACGTTAACATAGAATACTCTTTTTTCTGGGGCACGAACAATACGATGGATTAACATCGCATCTTCCATTAATACTAATTGCTTATATAATTTACGTCCTGGTTCTAAATAACTTCTACCATAAGGTAAATAGTTAAAATCACTCAATAATCTAAAGTGAGCCATTTCGTAGTTATCAAAATAAACACCTTTACCATCTGGATCAGTCATTAATGGAGCTGATAGGACATATCCTAGTGGAGATGTTGCTTGTGATGATGGATCATATTTGAAACGAACCTGTTGAGGTTTTTTCAGGTCATAACCTTCTTCTCTTAAAATATTATAAGCAGAAAAAGGTATAACACCATACACACCAAATTTTTCACTAATTTCTAATTTAAGATAGAAATCACCATACTTACACATGTTTCTTGTCCATGACCATAAATTGAATTCAATATTCAATACATCATAGAACAAGTTGTATAAAATTCTTTGAATTGTTTCGTCACTACTTCTAATTTGTAATACTTCACCATTTTCATTTCGTAAAGTACATTCATCCGCTACAATATCAAGTGCAGATGCACAAATAGCATCTGTATCCATTGCCTCATAATCAGCATATAATTGAATACGTGTAGTAGGATAATTAAGTTGTTGAGAAAGGTTATAATTATAACCCCCTGATGTGGTGTATAAACGAGCATAGCGATCATACACTGAATTTGTTTGTAGAACTCCCAAGCTCTGGATATTATCTGTATCCATTACTTTAAGCTGGTCTCCTCCTACGTTTCTTATTACAACGTCTGTTGAGAACAGCTTTTTAAGTCTACCTAAAAATGTTTCAGCCATATTTTATTATTATATATTATATAAATATTTATTAACCTAACAACCAGTTTATATTTTCTGTTTGGTCATGAGGTAAATCCATCTGATAAGGGTTTGGTACATAGTTTCCACCATTAGGAGAGTAAACAGGAGCAACAGTTGTGCCTGTTCTATAAATGCTATTAATTGAAGCACGAGCCATATCAAGACCTTGTTGTCTAAATTGTAAAGCCGTATCTCTTAAAAACATTCCTATACCCCAAGCCATTACCAAGTCATCATTATAACCATCTAATGCTTGAGCTTTACCATTTTTCCAAACAAATGTTCTTAATTCCTCAAGCGTGCGTTTAGATTGTATAACACATGCCTTCTCGTGAATATACGACACCATCTTTGAGATAACAAGTGGTCTTGTTTTAAGAGATGTAGTAAATCCAGGAACCATACCTTGACCATTTTCAAATTTAGTAAGATACTGTTCAACATTACCCATCCCGATATCCATTTTAGGAGAATAATATAGGTTTTGGTATCCACGTTCAATAACTTGTTGAATTACAGCCCATCCTACGTTTGCATTTTCAATTACTAATAGGGCATCATTGTATTCAGTAGCTATAGCAACTAATAAATTACCAAAATCACGAGTTGGTAATTGTTGTTTAAATTCTCCAACTTGTTTTGCTTCAGCTACATCTATAATATGAAATGTTGAAAAGTCTTTACCATCACCTCTAGCTACGTCAGCTATCACAGCATATTGTCTAGAATAATCAGGTATTTCCCAAATCCAAAGTGAACCATCAACACCTCTTTTATCCATAGGTTCCTTCATAAAGGATTCTATATAAAAATTTAGTATTGGAGGTTCGATTACAGTGTCACCTGAGGTTGTAAAGTCACAATCACACTCTTGTGCTGCGTTTCTAGGTCCTAGTAATCCGTCTTGTTCATCCCTCCATGCTTGTGTTCTTTCGGGGTGAACTGTCCAAGGTAATTTAATAGGAATAAACTTATTTTCTCCTGATTGTGCTTTAGTCCAGGTTTTATGGAACCAATTACCAGTACCATAAGGAGTAGATATAGCTATACATCCACCACCAGTGGCTAGGGTTTGTTGAGCAGAAGCAAATATATCTTCAATTTGTTCAATGAAAGCAGCCTCGTCAATTACAAGTAAAGATACAGCTTCTGAACGACCAGCATCCCCTGCTGCTGAAACGGCTTTAATTTGAGAACCATTTTGTAATCTAAGAGATAATTTATTGTCTTCTGTTGCTTTTATTTTAAGCCATGAAGGTAGGTTATTGTAAGCAAAACGAACTTTAGTAACCATATTTTTAGCAGTTTCCTGCTTAGTAGCGATTACAAGTACGTTTTTATCCTTATTAAATAACATCAACCATAAAGAATAAGCTGATACCAGTGTAGAGATGCCTAGCTGTCTTGACTTATTTGTTATACAATAAGAATTACTTTTAAATAGGTTTAATACTTTTTCTTGGAATGGATATAATCCAAATTGAATTCTACCTCTTTGGGGGTGTTGAATCCAATAATATTTTTTCATAAAGTAAACAGGATCTTGAGCACATCTAATGAACTCCTGTCTAATTACATCTTTTATATTTTGTTCAGCCATAACAGGTTTTATATATATAAATATACATGAAATAAAAAAGCCCGACCTTACGGGGTCGGGCTAGCAGACTGCGAGGTGTGCTTAATTAGTTTATATCTAACATTTTTACGTTTGCTAAAACGTAATCAAAAATTTCATCATCTTCAAATCCTTCTTCTTTTAAAGAACGAATAATAGTTTGAATAGCAACAACTAATGATTGTAAAGCACTTTGAGGAACTAAACCATCCATTCTTTCGTATGTACTATCATCAATATGATAAGTATCTACTTCACTCATTTGAGCTCTTTCATTAACATTTATTTCAATAGCTGAACCTAAATCTTCTATAGCATCATTTATTTCACCAAAGGCATTTAATAAACCTGCTCTATCTCTAGGAGGAATGTTTATATTATCAGCAGTATTTTTAAATACTTTTCTAGTTAAACGGGATAGCTTCATTACTTGTTGTAATAAAGGATCTTTAACACTTGCTTCAGCTAATAAGCTTAATTCTAATTTTTTTGCCATATTAAGCGATTACATCTTTTACAAAATCCATTACATCTAAACCACGAGCTTTAAAAGCTTTCTTAATGTCTGGTCTTTGAATAAATTGTCTTAATACTACTAAATCAGTTGATTTTGATCTTTGTCCTTTTGGTTGAGATAAAATTTTACCAACTTTAATTTTAATAATTTGCTTAGCTTTTTCTAATGCGGAATCAGCAACGGAATCATCAGCTTTAGGAACTGAAAAATTAAATTCTTTTTCAGCTGCTTTAATATCTTTTTTAGATGGTTCTTTATCAAAATTATCTGAACTAAATTCGTCGTCAGTTACTTCAACATCAGTATCATCAATAGCTTCTTCCATTTCATTTTCACGTACACCTTGACCAGCGTATCTTTGACAATAGCTATCACTTACTACATCACGATTACCTTCGTCATCAATTCTGTAGCAATTACCATCACTACCATATTCATATATGGTTTCTGATTCGTATATTTTTGTAGTTAAATCAAGTTGATCTAAATATGAATTATCTAACTGACTCATATCATTATTCATGCTATCAGTTTCATGCATTGGTCCTTTTCTTTGTGCCATTTTAGCAACGTAGTCGCTATAATTAAATTCTGCCATTAGTTGGTTATTTACGATAAATATTACAAATTCTGCAAAATAGTAGCAATACGTTCATTAGTATCACCTTCAACCTTAATCAATTTAGTTGGTGGATATTCAGCTAATGATAATTGAATAACTTCATCAATTTTACGTCTATATTGTGGATCTGTTTCACGAACACCATTATCTTCCATACTAACTCCACGTGGAGATACGTAAATAACTAAATCATATTGATTGCGAAGCATCATAGCAGCTTCAACAAATGTACGTTTATCAAAATCACTAATAGATTTAGCGCCTAAAGTAAACGAACAAACGTCCCAAATTGTTCTATCTGTAATAATATTTGGATGTAATAATTCACTAGCACGTTCAGATAAAAATACAAACTGACCATTTAATGTAGAATCAGTGTTTAATGGAATACCTAAATCACGCAGATATTTGCTACGTTCTGTAAATACACTATGATCTTTAAATTGATCTAATTCACCTAATGCTTTTGCTAATGTAGTTTTACCTACACTCATTGTTCCTGCTAAACCTATTTTCATATTACAAGCGAGTTTTAAATAATGGATTCTTTGCTGGTGGTAAACCTTTTTGATCTTTTTTATATTCTAAAAATTGAT